GATGAGCAAATTGCTCTACCAATTGGTGAATATGAATTAGAAGAAGGCAAAATTTTAGTTGTAACTGAAGAAGGTTTAATTGACAGTATTAAAGAAGCTGCTGAAGAAGCGGTTGAAGAAGAAGAATTATCTGAAGAATCTGAAGAAGTTAAAGAAACTGAATTAGAGGAAGAAGAGAAAAAAGAAATGGAATACGTTACCAAAGAAGAATTTACATCTGCTGTTGATGAGATCAAAGCAATGATAGAAAAAATGGGTAACAAAGATAAAGAAGAAATGAAGGAAGAAGTAAAAGCGGAAGAAAAAGAAGAACTTTCTGCTGTTGCTCCTGAACCTGTAAAGCATAATCCTGAATCTATTGAAGCTGTTAATTCGGGCAGAAAAATAGCACCAAAAAAACAACATACAATAATGGATAGTGTGTTTTCAAAACTAAATAACAATAATAATAAATAAAATAAAATAAATGGCTAATACTTTAACTGGTAGTACTTATGCTGGAGAGTTTGCAGGAGATTATGTTGCAGCAGCTTTGCTTAGTGCGCCTACATTAGAAAAAGGTTTAATTACTATTTTACCTAACGTTCACTTTAAAAGAGTGATGAAAAAAATTAGTACAACTGGAAGTGTTCTTGTGAATGCAACTTGTGATTTTGACCACAATATGGATGTTGATGTAGCTGAAAGAGTTTTAACCTTGAAAGAACTACAATCAAATGTTCAACTTTGTAAAAAAGATTATCATCAAGATTGGATTGGCGCACAAGCTGGTTATTCAGCTTATGAAGATTTACCAAAAGATTTTAAAGATTTTATGATTGGTCACGTTGCTGGAATGGTAGCTGCTAAAATGGAATCTAACATTTGGGAAGGCGCAGTTGGTTCTTCAGGACAATTTGATGGCTTGGTAACTTTAGCTTTAGCTGATGCAACTGTAAATAATGTTGCTTCACACGCTGCTATAGATGCGGCTAACGTAATTAATAAATTAGGGGCTATTGTTGATTTAATACCATCAACTGTTTATGGTTCTCCTGATTTAAAAATTTATGTATCTTCTAACATTGCAAGAGCTTATGTTAGAGCTTTAGGTGGTTTTGTTGCTACTATTGGCGGTTCTGGTACAGATAACAAGGGAACACAATGGTTTAATAATGGTGATTTATCATTTGATGGTATACCTGTTGTTGTTGCTAATGGATTAGCTGATGATACTGCAATGGCAGCTGAAAGTTCAAACCTTTTCTTTGGTTGTGGATTATTATCTGATATTAATCAAGAGGTAAGATATATTGATATGAGTGATACTGATGGTTCTCAAAATTGTAGAATTATTATGAGAATGTCTGCTGGTGTTCAATATGCAATAGGTTCTGATATAGTTTTATACCACGCCTAAGAATTAATTAATAACAAGGGGGTGTGATTCCCCCTTTATTTAAATTTTAATAATATGGCTTGCGATTTAACAGCTGGTAGAAAAGTACCTTGTAAAGATGTAATTGGTGGTATTGTTAGAGCTTGGTTCATTGATTTTGGTGAATTAGGAACTGTAACAAAAACTGCTGATGAAATTACAGATATGACAGGTACAATAACTGCCTTACAATACGATTTAAAAGGTACTAATAGTTTAGAAACTGCTATTACCTCAAGTAGAGAGAATGGAACAACATTCTTTGAAGAAACATTAACTTTAACACTACCTAAATTATCAAAAGAAGATAATAAGGAACTGAAGCTTATGGCTTACGGAAGACCTCACGTTTGTGTAGAAGATAGAAATGGTAATTTCTTTTTATGTGGCTTAGAACACGGCCTTGAAGTTACGGGTGGAAGTATAGCTACGGGAACAGCTTTTGGTGATTTAAGCGGTTACTCATTAACATTAACAGGACAAGAATTAGAACCAGCTAACTTTATTGCTGGTGGTACTTCTGCTGATCCTCTTGCTGGTATGAGTTCTGCGACTGTAACCGTTACTGTAGGTACAAATAGTTAAAAAAGACGCGATTAATATAATTGTGTGATTCATAATATATAGTTTGATTGGAGGAGAGGGAGTGATTAACCTCTCCTTTTTTATTAAAAAAATATGCAAATATTAACTACAAGTGGCACACGAATTATTAACTTTATACCAAGAGAAACAATTTCAGGTACTAAAACTTATAAATTAGTGATAAAGTCAGAAGCTCAAAATAAAGTTATAGCAACAGATAATGATGCAACATTTTCTGAACTGGATTACTATTACCAATATTCAACTACACAAGCATTAGTTGAAAACAATTACTATACTATTACAATCACCAATACAACAGATAACGCAATAATTTTTAAAGACAAAATGTACTGTTCAGATCAAACACTTTCAGATTACTCAATCAGTAATGGTGTTTATATAGAACAAAGTACAGGAGATAACAACTTTGTATATTATGGATAATTTACACTTAATACAATTAGGCCAATATGAAAGGCCAACAATTACAGAAGAACGTAATAGAAATTATGTATCAATAGGTGATGATAATAATTATTACCAAAGTTTGATTGATGCTTATATGGATAGCACAACAAACAATGCTGTAATTAATGGTATTGTTAATCAAATATATGGCAAAGGTTTAGATGCTACTGATTCTAATAAAAAACCAGAACAGTATGCACAAATGAGAACATTAATTAAACCACACGATTTAAGAAATGTTTGTCAAGATTTAAAATTATTAGGCGAAGCTGCTTTTCAAATAACTTACAATGGTAATAAAATATCAGCAATAACACACTTTCCAAGAGAAACGTTAAGAGCTGAAAAAATGAATGATAAAGGTGAAATAAAAAACTATTATTATTCTGCTGATTGGAGTAAGGTTAATAGAAATACAAAACTAAAAAAGTTTCCTGTTTTTGGTAGTGGCGCACAAAATGAGATATATATTGTAAAAAGATATGTTACTGGTTTTTACTATTATTCACCAGCAGATTATAATACTGCTTATGCCACGCTTGAAAACGAAATTGCTTGTTATTTAATTAACGATACTCAGAATGGTTTTAGTGGTACAAAGGTGGTGAACTTTAACAATGGAGTGCCTGATCGCGAGAAACAACTTGCTATTAAGAATGATGTAATGAATAAGCTCACTGGAAGTTATGGAGAACGTGTAATTGTCGCATTCAATAATAATTCAGAAAGCAAAACAAGTGTTGAAAATATACCGCTTGACAATGCACCTCAGCACTATGAGTATTTAAGTACAGAATGTTCTAAGAAAATTATGTTAACTCATAGGGTTACTTCACCATTATTACTTGGTTTATCTTCTGCTAATGGTTTTTCAAGTAATGCTGATGAGATAGAGAACGCCTCACGACTTTTTAATAACATAGTTATACAACCATACCAAAACCTTTTAATTGATAGCTTAAACACATTGTTATCGGTTAATGATATTAGTTTAAATCTTTACTTTAAAACTATTGAGCCACTTGAGTTTATGGAGTTAGATGAATTAGATGATGAAGAAAGAGAAGAACAAACAGGTATTAAAGAAGAAGAAGAAAGCACAGAGCTTGAAATAATGGCTTCTAACGCTAAAAAAACTGCTTTAGATGAATTAATTGATTTAGGTATTGATGAAGATGAATTATTGAAAGATTATGAAATGGTTCATAGTGCTGAGGTTGATTATGATTTAGAGGAAGAACTTGATTTTGTAATAACTGAAATAAATAAAACTTCTAAAAAAGAGTTTGCAAGTACAGGAAGTGCAAAACCATATAGAGAGAGTGAACAGGATGGAACTTCAAAAAAGAAAACTGAAGAAGGCACTGAATTTTTAGTTAGATATATGTATGAAGCAGCACCTAACCCAGCAAGTAGCTCAAGAACATTTTGTGATAAAATGATGGCTGCTAAAAAAGTATATCGTAAAGAAGATATTATTGAAATGGGTAAAAAACCTGTTAATTCTGGTTTTGGAAAAGGTGGTTCTGATACGTATTCAATCTGGCTCTATAAAGGTGGTGCAAGATGTAATCACAGATGGACACGTAAACTGTATGCAAAAAAAGGCGGTAGAAGTTTAGGAGAAGCTATTAGCACAACACAAGCTATTAAAAGAGGTTTTAAACCTGAAACAAATGCAAAGAAAGTATCTATTGCACCAAAAAATATGAGATATGCTGGTTATACTGCTGCATATTGGAACAAAATGGGATATAAGAAATGAGTAAAGCACTATTTGTAACAAGACACGATATATCAGTTTTTACTGCTGCTAATGGTTCGATTGATAATGATAAATTATTACCATTTATAAACCAAGCACAAGATATACATATACAAAATTACTTAGGTACTGATTTATATGTTAAAATACAAAATGAAATAGTTGCTGGTACATTAGCTGACCCTTATTTATCTTTACTGAATGATTATATAAAAAGTATGCTTCTACATTGGAGTTTAGTTGAATACCTACCTTATGCTGGTGTTAATATTTCTAATGGTGGTATATATACTAAGAATCCTGAAAATAGCACAGCACTAACAAAAGATCACGTTGATAGCTTAGTAGAAAGAAGCAGAACAACAGCGCAGTTTTATACGAATAGATTTATAGATTTTATGCAAAATAACGCAGCTGGATTAATACCTGAGTATTATAGTAATTCTCAAGAAGATATGTATCCAGATGATGTTGCAGATTTTGGAGGTTGGGTACTTTAAAAATATATTATGCCAGATAATAACATAGAATGGGGACA